GTTGCGAAGTTCAGCCGCCTTGCACAGCTATCAGATGAAGAAGATCGACGAGTTCGCGGCGCTTTTGTGTTCGCAGGGGGTTCCGCAACAGGTCGTGCATCAAGTTACGGCGCTCAAGTCCACAACTTCACCCGAAAATGTGCTGACGCTCCTGAAGATGTGCGCCATGCAATGGTACGCGGACACGCTATTGTCCCCCGATACGGAAAGCGAGTTACCGATGTCCTCAAAGGGATGCTCCGCCCTGCACTGATACCGGCTAAGGGTAAACACCTAATGGTGGCCGACTGGGCCGCCATTGAAGCCAGGGTAAACCCTTGGTTGTCCGGCAAGGGCGACGCCAAGCTGGCGTTGTTCGCGTCTGGCGAGGACGTGTACAAAGTCAACGCCAGCGCGACGTTCCACGTCCCCGTGGCCGACGTGACCAAAGACCAGCGCCAGATCGGCAAGGTTCAGGAATTGGCTTGCGGCTTTGCCGGTGGCGTGGGTGCGTTCGCTGCGATGGGCCGCGCCTACGGTATTTCCTTACCCGAGTCTGACGCCCGCCGAATGGTGGACGGGTGGCGTAGGGCAAACCCTTGGTCTGTACCGTACTGGCAAGAACTAGAATCAGCCTACACCCGCGCCATGCGGAACAAGGGCAAAGAATTCGGGGCAGGCCGCGTGACGTATATGTTCGACGGCCAGCACCTGTGGTACGCCCTCCCGTCTGGCCGCGTCTTGTGCTATCCCTACGCCCGTCTTGAATCCGAAGGTATTACCTATGCCAAGGCTGCTTGGAAACCCGCCGCTGACGCTACCGAATGGCCCCGCGCCCGTCTATGGAAGGGTCTTGCCTGCGAGAACATCACCCAGGCCGTGGCCAATGACTTGCTGCGCCATTCGCTGCGCCAGCTTGACGACGTGGTTCTGCACGTCCACGACGAAATTGTGATTGAAACCGCGACGCCCGACCCTGATGCGTTGCGCTCAATCATGTGCACCCCGCCCGACTGGGCCAAGGGTTTACCCCTAGACGCTGAAGTCTCAATCATGGAGAGATACGGAAAATGAATTTCTTAGATTACTTGGCCAACATCGCGCCCGAGGGCGAGACCATCCTGTTCGTGCGGCAGAAGCCCATTCTCGCTAACGGCGAGTTGCAGTTCCATATGGACGGCGCAATCAAGTGCACTTGGCCCGCGTACCTGCCCAACAAGTGGAAGGCCGATCAGGCGTGGTATTGCAACACCGGCTGCTTCATCATCGACCGGTTCGAGGCCGGACGCCCGTCCGCCCGCGCCGACAACTGCGAGCGTGTCGCGTTCCTCGTGCTGGATGACGTGGGCACGAAGGCCAAAGTGCCGCCCATCGCCCCGACGTGGATCATGGAGACATCACCCGGCAATTACCAGTACGGCTACACGTTCGGCTTAGACGACCAGCCCATGAAGGGCGACTTCGCCGCAGCCATTGTGGCCATCGCTGATGCGGGCTATACCGACGGCGGGGCCATCAACCCCGTGCGTAACTTCCGACTGCCCGGTTCGCTTAACCTGAAACCTGGGCGTGACCGCTTTGCGTCCCGCTTGGTCGAGTTCTACCCTGATCGTGAGTTTTCCCTTAGAACTATCTGCGACGCCCTTGGCGTGACTCCGAACCCCGCCGACACCGCGACCGTGCGCCCGATCCGGCTCACCGACGACGGTGGCGATGACGTGCTGGCGTGGGCCGCGTCCCGTGGCGATTTGCTGGAGCGTGGCAACGCCGCTGGCTGGTGGGGCGTCGTGTGCCCCAACAGTGGCGAGCATTCCGACGGTAACCCGATGGGCCGATATAACCCGGTCAACCGCGCCTATTGCTGCCTGCATGAGCATTGCGCTGATTGGGACAGCGAAGCGTATCTTGATTGGGTCGAACAGCAGGGCGGGCCGTCGCGCGCGCATGGCCTGCGTGACGAACTGCTAGCCGCCGTGATGGACGGTGCGCTGTCCAAACTGGCCCCAACACCTGAATTCCCGAACGACGCCGCCGAAGTCATCGCCGCTGTCGAACAGCGCGAGTTGGGCCGGATTGAGAAATCGCAGTGGTATGAACGGTTTGCATACATTCAGGACGACGATGCCTACTTCGATATGCAAGACCGCCGCGAGTTGTCCCGTGGCACGTTTAACGCCCTTTTTCGCCATATCCGCTGCGTGTCGATCCGCGACCAAGGCGGCAAGCGTCAGGTTGAAGCGTCCATATCCTTCGACGAGAACAGACAAGCCAAGGGCGCGAAGGCTCTGGTCGGCATCACCTACGCTGCGGGCGGTGCGGTGCTGGTTTCCCGTGAGGGCTTGGTCTACGGCAACCGCTGGCGTGACGCGCGTCCGACACCAGTGCCGGGCGATGTCGGACCGTGGATGCGCCACTTGGAGCGCATGGTCCCGATAGACTTTGAGCGTGAACACCTATTGAACGCCCTCGCCCATAAAGTCCAATACCCCGGCCATAAAATCAATCACGCGATCCTTATGGGCGGCTCCCCAGGTAGCGGCAAAGATACCCTTTTCGCCCCGTTCTTCTGGGCAATCGGTGGCAAGGGTAAGGCGAATTGCTCCCTCGTGAAGTCCGAGGACCTCAGTTCGCAGTGGGGCTACGCCCTTGAGTGCGAAGTGATGGAGATCGCCGAGTTGCGCCAGACCGAGGCCCGCGACCGCCGGGCACTGGAGAATGTCCTCAAGCCCATCATCGCCGCGCCGCCCGAACTGCTCCCCGTGAACCGCAAGGGGTTGCATCCGTACATGGCGCTCAATCGCGTGTTCGTGGTCGCATTCTCTAACGAGCGCGCCGCTATCAGTATTCCTTCCGAGGATCGCCGTTGGTTTTGCCTATGGGCCGAGGCCGACCGTTTGCCCGAATCTGAGGCCGTGTCCTTGTGGAACTGGTACGAGCACCGGGGCGGCTTTGCTGCTGTGGCCGCGTACCTTGGCTCGCGTGACGTGTCCGCCTGGAATCCGTCCGCTCCGCCGCCTATGACCGAGGCCAAAGCCATCATGGTCGAGCATGGCATGAGCGGCGCAGAATCTTTCCTCGTGAACATGATCCGGGGCCGCTCGCGTGCGTTCGCTGGCGGCGTGGTGGGCGCGCCATTCTTTCAAGTATGCGACGAACTGCAACATTTTGCCCCTCCCGGCGTGAAGGTGGTGCCTGCGGCGCTCATGCACGCCTTGAAGGAGGCGGGTTGGCTTGATATGGGTCGCCTTGCGTCGCGCGAGTATCAGACCAAAAAACATATCTTTTGCGCCCCTGAACTGGCGGACAGAATGACTCGATCCGACCTACGGCGCGCCATAGAAAAAGCCCCCGAAGGGGCTGGTTTATAGGTCGAGGAGGATAGCTAATAGCGCGGCCACTATGGCCGCCGCTATGGCTAAAACGGTGCCTCCTGCGGTGGTGGTATGGGCCGTTTAATTGGCGGTGGCGATAGCGTGCGCGGAAATGGCCATATCATGGCGTCATATTCCAAAAATAGATAACCCAAGGGATAGACAGCACGGCCGATATGGCCAGCACCTCCAACGCGCGCCGGATCACAGCATCTCCCGCACGGTGGCGACTGCTTCGGCGTATTCGTCGGACTCTAGTCCGTACATCTCCACCGTGTGGATTAGCACGCCTACGGCGTCCTCCAGGTTTTCCAGTCGCGCGAGTAGCATCTGTGTGGTTTTGTCGCCGGTCATATATGCGGCGCGTTCAAGTTCTGAGTGTGGCATAAAAGGATGCAGGGCTGCTGCGATAGTGGGATGCATAAGATTACTCCAGTTTAGTTTATGGTTTGCGATAGTACAAACCCCTAAGCGCTGGCGCGCAGCGCTTAAAGAGTGCACTATTAGCAGGTAGCCACCCACGGCGCGACCGGGTCCGATCCGCCGCCGCGCACGGGCATAACGAACACCTGTAGGGTATCGTCGATCGCGCAGTGGCCAACACTGGTCCCGTTTTGCGCGACATGGTACAGCGTGCCCTTGTTCCCGTGGTATTCCCCGGCCGCCTTTTGGACCGTGGCCAGGTATTCGGGGTTGAAATAGGCTTGTTCGCCGGTTTGCGGCGCGCGGATCACGCGACGCCAATCCGGATAGCGGCCGTCAATCGCATCAACCGTTATTTCCCCGGCCGTCGTTGTGATCGTCACTTTCACGCCGTCGGCGCCGATCATGGCCGCGCCCTTCGCGCCCTTTATCGCAGTGGCCAAGTGATCCGATCCGACGATCACGCTGGCGGGCGCTTGCGCCTGGGTATCTATCCGCGCGATCGCGATAAAGTGGCCATTGGTGGCCACCGCATAGGTGCCGGTCGCGCCCTGCTCGATCTGCACGCCTTGCAGATAGTAGCGAATATCTTTCTTAGCCGTGAAGTGCAAAAGCGCTTTGATCGTTTTGATTTCAATTGTGGTTTGCATGGTTTTCCTTTACTGTAGATTATGGCCAGGGATAGCCCCTAAGCGCTGGCGCGCAGCGCTTAAAGATAGCCCTAGGCATTCGGTACGCGCTCGAGCAGCGCGATCGTGCGCCGGTCGGTTATTTCTTCGCGCATTCCAGGCTTGTACCATTGCCCTTGATTGAACACGGCTATTTGCGTTCCGTACATCATGGCGCGCTCGCGCAGTGTGCTGCCGGGCCGGTCAATTGTTTGATGTGGTTGCACCGAATAGACAATTTGGCCATGATCAGTGTTGATTAAAAACATAGAGTCGCCGAGTATCATAATTTTCCTTTTATGCTGCTAATTTGATATCAATAGTGCGCTTACGTGTCCCATGCGCCGGGAAACCCACAATGGCCGCGCGCTGGCGCTGGCATAGTTGGCACGTCGCGCAGCTCACGTCGTCGCGCTGGGTGGCCGGGCACACTATGACCGGGCGGCCGGCTGGCGTCGTGGTGTTTGTAGTTTGTGTGCTGGGTAACACGACTACGACCGGCCCGGCATCATAATCGGCCAGCGTGTCGGCGTCGTGTAGGTCGTTGGCGCTCAGATTTACAGTGAAACCCCATTGGTTCGCATGGCGGATCCAGTTTATAGATTCTGCACCCCTATGGTGGCTGTAGGTGAACCCGCGTTTGCCAATATTGGCGGCCACTAGATCACCCAGCAGCGCCGCGTCGATCGTACCGTTTGCCTGGGGTAGATCCCCGGCTTGATTGTGACGCCATAATTGGCCGTCGGGCAGCGCTGCAATGGCGTCGGTGAATTCGGACCAGCTGGTCCCGCGCGATCCGGCGCTTACAGCGGCCCAATGCAGCGCGAGCGGGCCGCTGGCCGCATAACATTCGGCTTTCATTTTGCAATCCGCCGGGCAGCTGGCGCGCTCCGTGGTTGATACGGGGATCGGGCCAGTCTTAACATTGGCGCTTTTGGGTGTGAGATGTACTCGCATAGTGTAGTTTCCTGTACTGTATGGCGACTGTGCCATGCTTAGGATTGTAAGGGATTGTTTTACAATTATTCATTCTTTAGTTGCGATTTTCATCTTTTTTGTAGGTCATGCATAGCCAACAATAGCCAACAAATGCGCCCTGGTGGCCAGCATGGCCAGCGCGCCAGTGAATTGTTGGCTAATTTGTTGGCGCTGTTGGCTATTGTGTTGGTGGTGATGTTGGCTATTGAGAAAATGCGCCCCATCATAGGGAAACCGGCCCGCTGTTGGCTATATTGTCATTTATTTGTTAGTTTATGAAAAATCTAATATATACTGTATAGATATACAGGTAAATAGTTGTATAGGCCACCGACCGCTGTTGGCATAGCCAACATGCCAACACAACTAAAATTGTATGCAATATAACCCGGTGCAACATGGCCGCGCGCACCAGGCGCGCAGCGCTGGCGCAAATGTTGGCACTGTTGGCTATTGGTTTTCAGGTGCCAACATAGCCAACAATCCTACGGCTTGCAGCTCGATGTTGTTGGCAGTGCCAACATTGCCAACACAACTAAACTTGTAGGCTGGTGGCCGGATGGCTTTGTGCCAGGGAGGTGGGGGGGGAGGGCCCTGGCCGAGGGCCAACGGTAACGGAGCCTTCACGAACAAATTTTTTTAATGTAAAATTCATGCACACGCCCCCGGCGCAGGAGAACCAATGTTCCAGTCACTGCCACTGACCATACGCAAAGTCGAAGCGACTGAATCGCGTTTGCAAGCGATTTACGACGCTGCCAAGCTAGGACTCAAAGGCGACACGCTTGCCCTGGCGTCAGGAATGCGACCCGACGAGTACCGACAACTATGCCAACTTGACCCACTGGCCGAAATGGCCGCGATAAAAGGCAAAGCCGACGGCGAACGCGAGATGGCTAATATCCTGCACAACGCTGCGCGCGAGGGCGACGCTAAAGCGGCGCTGGAAATCCTCAAGCATCAGCACGGCTGGGTGGCCAAGCAGTCCATTTCGGTTGACATTGACCAACGTATATCCATCACGCAAGCGTTGCACGACGCAGAATTGCGTGTAATTGAGGTTGTAGATGCAATCGACCAAATACAGCGCTGAAGATGAACAAGAACTAATGGCGCGTCTATGGACGCCGCGCATTAAGGACGACCCACTGGCGTTTGTGGCTTTGGTATTTCCGTGGGGCGTCAAAGGCACGCCGTTGGAGAATTTCAAAGGACCGCGCAAGTGGCAGCGCGAGGTGCTGCAAGACATCGCCGACCACATCAAAGCCAACAAAGGGCAGATGGATTACGCGGTGCTGCAAGAGGCTATCTCGTCAGGACGCGGTATTGGCAAGTCGGCGCTGGTCAGTTGGATCACAATCTGGATGTTATCCACGCGGATTGGTTCGACAACCATCATTTCTGCTAACTCAGAAAGCCAACTCAGAAGTATTACCTGGGCCGAGATTACTAAATGGCTGGCGATGGCGTTGAACAGTCACTGGTTTGAGGTGAGCGCCACCCGGCTGATGCCCGCCAAGTGGCTGACCGAACTGGTCGAGCGCGATTTGAAAAAGGGCACACGTTATTGGGGTGTGGAGGGGCGGCTGTGGTCAGCGGAAAACCCCGACGCTTACGCGGGTGTGCATAACTTCGACGGAGTGCTGGTGGTGTTTGACGAAGCCAGCGGTATTGACGACTCAATCTGGGCGGTGACCAGCGGATTCTTTACTGAGAACACGCCCAACCGTTTTTGGCTGGCGTTTAGCAACCCGCGCCGCAACACGGGATACTTCTATGAGGCGTTTAACAGCAAGCGGGATTTTTGGAAAACCAAGGTGGTAGACGCGCGCACGGTCGAGGGCACGGACAAGCAGGTGTACGAGCGCATCATCCAGGAATATGGGCCGGAGTCGGCCCAAGCGCACGTCGAGGTGTACGGTATGTTCCCCAACGCGGGGGATGATCAGTTCATACCCGCCGACGTGGTGGATGCGGCCATGAAGCGTGAGAAATACAAGGACAACAGCGCGCCTATTATTATTGGCGTCGATCCGGCGCGGTTCGGCGCGGACGCGACGGTCATCGCGGTGCGGCAGGGGCGGGATATTGTCAACATTGCACGGCATCGGGGCGACGACACTATGACGGTGGTCGGGCACGTGATTGAGGCGATTGAGGAATATAAACCGGCGCTGGTGGTGATTGACGAGGGCGGGCTGGGCGCCGGGATTGTGGACCGGCTCAAGGAGCAACGGTACAAGATCAAGGGTATTAACTTTGGCAATAAAGCCAAGAACCCCATCATGTACGGCAATATGCGGGCGCAAATGTGGGGTGAAATGAGGGAGTGGCTAAAATCTGCTAGTATCCCAAGCGACAGGTTTTTAAAGACGGATTTGATTTCGCCTATGATGAAGCCTGATTCACGTGGAACAATCTTTTTGGAGAGCAAGAAAGAAATGAAAGCACGCGGACTTGCATCGCCCGACGCAGCGGATGCTATTTGCGTGACGTTCGCGTTTCCTGTGGCGCACCGCGAGTATACTGAGCCAACGCGCCGGATAAACGCACAAGGCAACAGCGTCTCAACTTCATGGATGGGGTCTTAGTATGGCAAGCAAACCTGGGCTTTACGCCAACATTCACGCCAAGCAAGAACGCATTGCGGCTGGCTCCAAGGAAAAAATGCGTAAGCCCGGTACGCCAGGCGCTCCTACCGCCAAAGCATTTAAAGAATCGGCCAAAACGGCCAAGAAGGGTAAATAATGCCTTTAGTCAAGTCAAAATCTCCTGAGGCTTTCCGCAAAAACGTGAAAGCTGAAGTGGCCGCCGGTAAGCCGGTGAAACAGGCCGTTGCGATTGCATATTCGGTTAAGCGCAACGCCCCACCACCCAAGAGTAAGAAATAATGGCTGATTACACCGGCATTGCCGCTGCTGGCGCGGTATCCAACGGCGGCGGTCAGAAGGACACCACGTCAAATATCTTGGCGACTGCCCGCAGCCGCTTGGATATGGCGATTGGTGCGTTGTCCGAATCCCGCGAGGATGAGATTGACGATCTGAAGTTTTATGCCGGTTCGCCTGACAACCATTGGCAGTGGCCTGCCGACGTGCTGGCGACTCGCGGTGCGGTGCAGGGTCAGACGATTAACGCTCGGCCATGCTTGACTATTAACAAACTGCCGCAGCACGTTCGGCAAGTAACCAATGACCAACGCCAAAACCGCCCAAGTGGCAAGGTTATTCCAGCCGATGATAAAGCCGACATTGCAGTCGCCGAAGTCTTTAACGGCATGGTCCGGCACATTGAGTACATCTCGGATGCAGATGTCGCTTACGACACGGCCTGCGAAAACCAAGTTTCCTACGGCGAAGGCTACATCCGCATCCTGACCGAGTATTGCGGCGCAGATACGTTTGACCAAGACATCAAGATTGGGCGCATCCGTAATTCGTTCTCGGTCTACATGGACCCGACAATTCAAGACCCGTGCGGGTCTGATGCCAAGTGGTGTTTCATCACCGAGGACATCACAAAGGAAGATTACGAACGGATGTACCCTGATTCCGCGCCTATTACGACTTTGCAATCGCTAGGTGTAGGTGACCAGAATCTGTCGCAGTGGCTTAACGAGGACACTATCCGTATTGCGGACTACTACTACGTTGACTATGACCGCGCTACGCTAAATCTGTACCCTGGAAATGTGACCGCGTTTGAGGGTTCGCCCGAAGACAAGCTGCTAAAAGACCATTTTGGCAAGCCAATTAAAAAACGCGAGTCTGACCGACAGAAAATCAAGTATTGCAAGATTAACGGCTACGAAATTCTTGAAGAGCGCGAGTGGGCAGGGAAATATATCCCTGTTGTTCGCATTGTCGGCAACGAATTTGAGGTTGATGGCCGGTTGTATGTGTCAGGTCTTGTGCGAAACGCCAAAGACGCGCAACGGATGTACAACTATTGGGTGTCCCAAGAGGCAGAAATGCTGGCTTTGGCTCCAAAAGCGCCATTTATCGGTTATGGCGGCCAGTTTGAGGGCTACGAAAACCAGTGGAAGACCGCGAACACGACCAACTGGCCGTATTTGGAGGTAAACCCTGACGTAACCGACGGTTCCGGCAGCATTTTGCCGTTGCCCCAACGCGCCCAGCCGCCAATGGCCTCCAGCGGGCTGTTGCAGGCTAAAGCTGGCGCGTCCGAGGACATCAAAGCGTCAACTGGTCAATATAACGCTTCTTTGGGCATGACATCCAACGAACGCTCAGGAAAAGCGATTCTTGCGCGTCAGCGTGAGGGCGATGTCGGCACTTACCACTACGGCGATAACCTTGCTCGAGGCGTGCGTCACATCACCCGCCAGTTGGTTGACCTAATCCCCAAGATTTACGATACCCAGCGGGTGGCGCGGATCATTGGTGAGGACGGCGAGACCGATATGGTCAAGATTGACCCGATGCAGGCCGAGCCGGTTAAAAAGATTGTCAATCAAGAAGGGATTGTGATTGACAAGATTTATAACCCGTCCGTTGGCAAGTATGACGTTGTGGTCACCACCGGCCCAGGCTACGCCACCAAGCGCCAAGAAGCGCTAGAAGCAATGGCGCAGTTGTTGCAAGGCAACCCGCAGCTATGGCAGGTGGCTGGCGACCTGTTTGTGAAAAACATGGACTGGCCTGGCGCACAGGAAATGTCCAAGCGTTTTGCCAAAACGATTGACCCCAAGCTGATGCAGGACGGCGACAAGCCGCCCGAGTTGCAAGCTGCCGAGCAGCAGATTCAGGCGATGGGTCAAGAAATGGAGCAAATGCACCAGATGATTATTAACGCTGGTAAGTCTATTGAGGCGCAGGATATGCACCGCAAGGACTTTGAGGCGCAGGTCAAAGC